CTGCCATCTGAAAAGGTGATGCAGCTTTGGTCTGCCATATATACATTTTTTGCGGGTAGTGATTTTGAAAATATATGGACTATTATTCCATATGATCATAAACACTTGTGTGAAGCAATTTATGAAAGCAGCAATAGTGAATTCAAAAATAAATTCAAACGTTTTATCAATAAGACATTCCCTGTCGTATATATAGTTCCGCAACCTGTAATAACTGACTACAATAGGTTATTCAACAAATACTTTGAGGATGCTTTTGGTAAAGGCGAGCATGATCAGAAACACATATGTCAGGTATTTATGCTGTTTCATGTTAATCCCAATCCCCGTACTGTAATATCATTTGTCAACGAACTTGTTGCTATGCACTTGCAGTGGCCTGCTACGGAATACAGATTACAAAATATAGCTCTATATGTCCTTAAAAAAGACGAACTCTTGTATGGAAACAATTCTTTAGAAGAGAATTTGCTAAGTGATGCATTGTTTAAAGATGTATCTTCCTTCTATCCAGACCAAGAGTCTGTTAGAACTCAACTATGTCAGTTTGCCTATGGCCTACACGATAAATCATTAGCCGGAGAGCTGCCTTTAAGAAGATTGCTATCCGCTGCTATCAAATCAGGTGATTCTTTGGCCAACTTTGTTGACAAGCCTCATTTTATATCCGTCTTGGTAGATATTCTTACAAAAGAAGTGACGGCAGAGTCACTGGATAAAGCCGTAAAAAGTTTGTCTACATTGGATATTAGTGGTTTGTCGGAAGAAGATAAAGAGGAAATTCAGAAGAAATGGGACATGTTGGCAAATATGAGATCTGAAGCTTCATGCGATAGAATGCAATTTGACGATGCTGTTGAAACAATCATATATCATGCGACTAGCTTGCGTGTGAGAAATATGTGTAAATCATATATTAAAACCATTCAAGGGTGTAAGGTTGAAACAGGTTCAGCCTACTTTATTGTCTTAAATAAACTGAAGACATGTTTGGATGATTCAGGCAAGGATGTTAAGTTTGAAGATGTTATAAAACCTATTAAGCTTGAGCCTAAACATTTTGTCGAGTTTGTGATTGCTGCTGGAAAGGAGTATAGTATATATAAAGTCAGTGCTGATAATGCGAGTCTCAACGAGTATGTATTCTCAGAAATAGAGAAAGGAGCAGAAAGGATAGATGAGTTTGTCGAACTGGTATATCAAGATACAACATACAACTTATCAAATTTAAGAACTAAAGTCTCTAACTATATAAAGGCTGAGTCTAATATTAAGGAGCCTAGAATTGTGTCTTATGTAAACAGACTGCTTGATAAAGGTGATGGTAGAATTACAACCCGCTTTACAAGTAGTTTTATCTCTCAGACTATTCAGAAAATAGATGCGACATCTGCCGCAGGTACAGAAAAACGAGGTGTTGAGGACTTATTAGCCATGTCTTTGGCTGATGGCCATGATATCGCTCATATAAGCGAAACAATAATACCTCGAATGGCCGGTTGTTTTGAAAAATATTTGGATTATAGCTCTCTGCTTAAGCAATCTGGGAGTCAAGCCTCTGCGTATAAGTTGCTGAATATTTACGTTATAAAAAATAAATTAGGAAAAACACCAGATGTTAAATATGCTGCTCAAAATATCAAGACAATTAAGCAGAATTTAAGTTTAGAATATTCTGAAATATTTCCACATTTTAATAGGTGGAAACCGGATTGGAATGATTCTGACGTAACGGCATATGCATCATATTGTTTGCAAGATTTGTTCGATACTTATAAAACATATCCTGGCCTATTTACAAATAGTATAATAAATTTAAGTGTAAGGGCATTAGAAAAGCAACCCAAAGGCTTTTTATATAGTCCCAATAAC